AGGACAGCTCATTTGCTGATTTTAAGAGGCAATTAAAGAGGCTAATCTTGATTGAAAGTCCTCAAAATTTACTGTTATTTATAACCGAGAGGTCGGATGGATACGCCATTCGAATTAGCCAGTTATGAAAAACTGTGAGGTGATACTATGTTCCGAAAGGTGAAGTATCGATCTGGCTTTCTACTGCAGTGGAATACCCGATTATGTCATGACATCACTGAACCATTAGTAGATAAGGTGGTGGAGGCAGTTCTGTACAATCAGGAAATCCCTTTTGAGCATACGTCAGAGTATCGTAATGTCTACAGTTACGATAAATTATGGCAACAGCTCGAACAGTATGATCCAGAGATAGTTCAGGGTGAGTTGGATACTCACATGAAAGCTGGATTAAACAGAAGCTTTAAAAACTTCGCTAGACCTAAAGACATGCCTAGACTTAAACCAGTGAGTTTAATAGGTACAGCTCAGGAGCTTTTTGTTACGTTAGGAATTAAGCGTGATACGGCTGCTGGACTCACTGCTTACGGCGAGACCAAATTTGAAGCCTTTGTGACAGGGTTAGACAAGGCGGTTAAAATTCTGACACAGGGAAAAGCACCCGCCCCGTGTTTAGCGGGAGTTAGAACTCAACGTAAGGGTAAAACAAGGTTAGTTTGGGGTTATCCTCTTGAGATGACGATTATTGAAGCGATTATCGCGAGACCGCTAATTAATTATTTCAAGAGTAACGATTCCTTAATGTCGTTTGGCAAAACAAGTCATGAGATTGGTATGAAAATGAGATCAAGTTGCTCAACTTGTTCGAAACATTACTCAATTGATTACTCAGCGTTCGATTCTTCTGTGAGAGCTGATTTTATCAGAGTCGCGTTCGGCGCTTTCCGTACGTGGTATCAGTTAGATGCTGAAGTCTATCCAGGTGTGACAGTTGCTGATGTGTTTAGTATTGTAGAGACGTATTTCATCACAACACCTATTGTTATGCCTAATAAGGATTATCCATCTCCAACGCTCTGTTTGGGAAAGAGAAGAGGAGTGCCATCGGGTAGCTATTTTACTCAGATAGTGGATAGTTTTGCTAACGCAACGTTGCTTTTCGGTTGTTCATCAAGATTCCAACTTGGAGTCAAGGAGAAAGATGTGTATATCCTAGGTGACGACTGCTTGTTTTTCGCGAATCGAGACATCGATCTTAATCAACTTAGTCAGTATGTCAGTAGATTCGGTTTCAAACTAAACCCAACAAAGGGTGAAGCTGGTGTTGCGAACCAGGTGATTGAGTATCTTGGACGTGACTGGAAGAACGGGTTTCCGATCAGACAGTGGAGCCATGTCATTAGAGGTGCTTTATATCCAGAGAAATACCGAAAATACTCACCAATGCCTGGGGCGAGGCAAATGGAAGCAATTAACGTCCTTAATTCCTATCTACTAACCTCATATGTGGAGGATTGCCCAATAGGAACGCAGGAATTAGGTCAAGTGTTCACAGTATCGGAGAGATATTCATCTGGGCTAACGAAATATCTAATGTCTAGTGGATTGATACCTGGTAAGGTTTTTGAGCGTAG